TTCAAGAGTTTTTTCATAGTCTGAACCTGTAACTAGATAAACATTAAACTTCTTTACAAAATCTAAAAAGAAATTATGGAACTCTTTATTAATACGCTGGCGGCTTGGTGTGAGTGTTCCATCAACATCAAAAATGTAATTCATATGAAAAAATCCTCTAAAGTTGCTTCTTCTTTTAGTGTCCAACCTATAGCATCAAGAATTGGCGTGATTGGTTCAATAAAAGTTTTTTCAAATTGTGTGTCATAGTCTATGTATTTATGAAGGTTAAACTCAGGAGGCAAATACTCTGGAAATGAAATAATGTTTTCACGGATTGGATTAGGCATTTTCAAATAGCTAAACTTAATCTTTTCCCCAGATTGAATAGCACCATAACGTTTAGTTAACGCTTTATCTGTGAGTTCATGATTATAGAGTAAAGCACCACGAACATGAATTGGTGTACCTTTAGCATAAATCTTTTTGCGATCTTTCCATTTATCTATTTGACTTACTCCACGAGGAAATGAAACTTGTTCTGGTGGTAAAGTTTTAAACCATTCACGAAATTCATCAATAAATCTACGAGTTGCATGCTCATCGCCAGTAACCATAATCTTAAAGATAGCTTTGAACTTATCTCGTACAACTTCAGGGGTTGACGACTTAATAGCTTCAATACCCATAATCTTTAGTTTTGGTTCAGCGTATTGTACACCTTCATTGTTATGAACGTTCAAAATGTATCGTTTCTTTGCAGTCCAAATACCGCGGTCAGCTATGACTTCACGACCCATTTCCATACGAGGAGTAAAGGCATTCATTTTATGGAAGAGTTTGTCATAAGCTGCCGCGATAATTTTTTCAAAATGATCCTGACAGATTTTGTCAAGTGCTTGAACTGGATTTTCTGGTTTTAACTTATCAACAAGAGGACCCATGTTAATATAAACAGAGTCGGTATCAATAGCCAATACATAATCTTTATTTGTTTTAAGTATCTTATTCATTTCTTCGTTGATGGCTTTTTCTGCCCACTTAATCGAGAGCTGGCCTGTTAATGTAACAGATTCAGCTAGTGCATTATCGAAATACTTAAAGTATTTGTTAGCCAATGCACCATAAAGAGAGTTAAGCAAAATTTTAATTGCCATTTGATTATTTTCAAGCTGATTAATCTCAGATTCTAAATGTTTAGCGTGGGTCTTTTCATATTCAGATTTAGCGGCCAACATTTTCTGTTTGATTTGTGAACGTTCAGCGTAATAATCTACAATTAATTCTGGAACGATACCTTGTTTGTCTTTTATAAATGGTACACCAGAAGCTGTGACAGAATAAGTATCATCAACTTTATCAAGATTGTTTAAATATTTTTCTGGACCAGATGCAAACCTGATGTTATGATCACGCAATAGTGTTTCTGGAGAAATGTTATATTGAACAATGATATTAGGATATAGCGAATTCAAATCAAAGGACACTACCCAATCATGCGCACCAACCTGTGGATCTTTTACATAACCACCTGCAATAGAATGAGCGCCAGTAGAACCCCAACCAGAAGATTGACCTGCTGGATTCTTTTTAGATATTTCAGTAGCTCCAACAACTGCATAAGGAACTTTTTGAATTTGATTGACAGGTGATACAATCTTTTGACTTAGCAATCTGCGATAGATAATTGACTCCCAAATACTTGTAGTTCCAAAGGTGTCATTGAGATTGACACCACCTTTATACGCCATAGTTAAGGCTAAGGAAATCAAACCCATTTTTTCATCAATACGATCAATAAGCTGAACGTCTTTAATATTATAGTCAATAAACTTTTGGTGGTTTTGTTTATACAGTGTGTACAGATTACCAAACTCTTCGTAAGATAGTTTCTTTTCACCTAACACAACATAAGCAATGTGATCAAGTTTATATGATTCTTGTGGACCATACGAGTATCCAAACTTTTGAAATAGTTCTAGATAGTCTGCTTGTTGGATGCCAACGATTTCATATCCAGGTAATTCACGACCACCTTTAAATACATTACGTTGATTAACAAGTTTCCAAGGAGATAAGCGTTTAACAGCTTCTTCGGATCCAAGCAAACGAATACGATTTACAATATATGGAATGTCAAAGAAACGAGTATTCCAACCTGTAATCACGTCAGGATAATTCTTAGACCAGTAACTAATAAACTTTACTAGAAGATCTTCCTCAGACTTACAATGGTGGTATTGAATCAGTGCTCCATCAAGGTCCAGTTCAGTCTTAGAAGGATCGTAGGCGTCTAAACCCCATACCTGATAGATTGTAGATTTACTAGACTTAAGAGCAATTGAGATAATAGGATACGCAGCTTCTTCTGGTGTAGGGAATCCATCATCACTTGCAACTTCAATATCAAAGTTGACAACATTTACACGATTACTTTCAAACTGAATATCGTTTGGAAACTTTTCTGTAATGAATTGATGGATATAGTTTGTAGTACCATAAGCTTTAAAGTTATCCATTTCTTTATATGTTTGAAGAAAGTCTTTTGCTTCACGCATATCTGCAAAGGATACAGGTTTAATATCATCACCATCAAAAGAGGTCCACTCGCTTGGATCTTTTGATTTTACAAATAGTGTTGGTTGAAATTTAATTCGATCTGAAATAGGTTTGCCACTATCATTGTATCCACGATACAAAATAGAATTGCCATAACGATTTACAGAAGTATAGAATGCCAAAGTGTTACCTCCATCTTAGGATTCTATTCTAACATAAAAAAGGGGTGTTGTACACCCCTAATTTATTATTCATTGATTTTTCTAGAAAAAAGATTGATGTTGTTGAGATCACCGGTCACAGTGATCTCCGGATTCCCACCACCAGGGCCATTTGCAATAAATGATTTAAGAGTGAGTTTGTGTTTTTCAATTAGTTCAAGAAAATCACCAAGTGGACAATCCCAGGCACAATCAAAAGTATATTCAGCAGTTACAGTTAGCATATTAGTTCCTCCTTATGATAGAATCAGTCTACCACAGTTTAAACTAAATGTAAACCCCTTTTTTACTTTTTTTCTGAAACAAAGCTATACATTTCTTTAGCTTTTTCCATCAATTCATCCATTGTATATGGTGTCATTGCTGTTTTTAGTTCTTCAGCAGTTTTTTCACCTGCTTCAAACATTTTAGTTGCAAAATCAACATTCATTTTAGTTTGCTGATCCATATATTCTTTTGCGAGTTGCAGCATATCGCTGCGAATTTCAAACGGGTTTTTGTTAGACATAATAGTCTCCTTTTCTGTGTGTGTGGTGGGAGGCTAACCGTGGCCTCCCGCGCACTTATTAAGTAGTGACCCTTACTTTTTAAGTTTAGCTATTTCTAGCATGCACTTTTTAGCTTCTTCATGTAACCCTTGATTTGCCAAAGCAGCGGCAGCTCTAGAGTAACCAATAATTTCGCATGATCGCATAAATGCACGACCAAAGTTAGCGAAAGGATTTACTACATAGTTCATTGCAATAGTTGTCATTGGTTAACTCCTCTTTTGAAAGAGGTATCACCTGTTGCTACTGCATAAATATCTCCACGAGAGATACCAATATCCTGAAGCTCTTTGTTAGTCAATTGATTAAGTTCTTTAATCGTTTGTCTAACTTGTTTTGCCTGTACATAAGATTTACGTACAGATTTAATATAACTTACAAGACCCTCAATCGGATTCTGTAAGTAGTTGTTTATTGTCAATATGTGTTGTGTCATTTGTGTTTTCCTCGTAATGACCGATTTCGATTTTACGAGGACGCAGTTCCTGTGGAATTTCGTATTTCAGTTCTACTGACAATACTCCATCTACGAGATCCGCTCCATTTACGTGTACGTGCTCAGACAGCCTAAAGGTGCGTTTGAATTTCTTAGTGGAAATACCACGATGAATATACTCGCGACCTTTGCTCACGTGTTCACCAGTCACAGTAAGTGTACGATCTTTAACTTCAATGTTAAGTTCGTTTCTACTAAAGCCAGCCACCGCTAATTCGATCAGGTAATCTGTTTCGCCTGTTCTTAAAATATTATGTGGTGGATAATGATCTTGTGAATGTTTCGCTACATAGTCCAGTTCGTTTAACAAGTGGTCAAAGCCAACAAAAGATGAACGTGGGAATAGTGATTGTACGCCTGTCATAGTTATCTCCTTATACAAGCAAGATTAAGAATGGAGCCGGACCATCCGCACTCCAATAGTATTTATATAGTTATTGCTATTACAATTTTAAATAGCCGGTATGCATTTTATGCATTATAAAGGCCACTAATTTATAGAGTGTAATTGTCGTTTAGATCTAAAAAATAAGGTTTAACACAAACAGTAATCTTCATACCTGCTTGATCATTCCATACTTTTGAACAATCGTATTCACTATATAGATTGTGGCGCCATCTTGGCCCAGCTAACCACGGCTTTTCTTCTTTTATTTTTCTTATTTTTGCTACATTTTTTAAATATTCTTCATGTAGAAATCCTGCTA